TCCGATAATTCCTTGTAAACAGGCTTCCAAAATGGTTGCCAAACCTTTTCTTTGAAAATCAATTCCTGAAGCAATATCTTTAATAATTGTATATTCAGAATACTCTGGTCTTTTGAGGAATTCAAGTTGTCTAGAAAGGTCGTCCATTTGTTTTTTTGTTGAAACTCTTGCATAGATAAAATTCTTTTTCTGAATTTGTAACTTTTGTTGATCATGAAAATTATTAGTACACAGTTCTTGAATACTTTGAAGATTAATTCTTCTTTGTCCGGAAGGTGTTCTATAGCATACAATAGATGCTTTGTCAGCCAGTTTCCTGACTGTTTGATTGTCAAGACCTGTAAGGGCAGAAGCTTCTCCAACAGTAACATATTGTCTTTTTTTGTCATATTTACTCATTAGATTATAATGTTTGTAAACCTTTAAATAGTTTTAAAATAATAATAAAATATAAATAAATATAGTGTATTTAAAGAACAGTTGCTAGCCTCTAATTGTTCACTGTAGCGATGATAAATCCCAAAGTTTCCTTGCAGCTAATCATTTCTCATTTTGCTACGATAAGTCTGATAAGAAGAAACCCTGTCATTTCCATAGTACAGATTATCTGTGCAATATAAGTGAAGGAAATGTACGATACTCAGCCCAGCATACAAAAGATTTTATGATGGATAAACTCTTGCTACCAAATGATTATGATCAAATATTTCAAAAACACCCACAATCTAAGAACTTCTTGATAAAGTTTATTGAGTTTCCATGGAAAGCCAACAGCAATATCAGAAGTGGTGGATCAAAAGCTAAGAAAGAACGAAAAGACTCTACTGCAATGCTTATTAGAAATCGTGGGTTTTGTCAACTTTGGACTGATAATAAATGGAAAGGGATGATAGCCTTTGGTGTAAGACGGAATAATAGGTATCATTGGACAGTGACATTTAGAGAAAAAGGTAGACAATATCCATCCGTATTGTATGAAGCTTATGTTTTTACATCAGCTTGTGATATTGATTATGATCATATAATACAAGACTATATTACCGATAATTATACATGATATTGGGTGATCATGGGTCATACTCATCAAACTCAATCAAATTACGCTTTGTATCTATATCACAATACGCCTTCTTGACATTCATAACTTTGTATTTGTTTTTCATACAATACTTCAAAAGATCATCCTCTGTAATCTTTGAAATATAATATCTATCATCATGCTTCAAATATTGCAAAATCCTTTTATTGCCTGATGTTACGATATAATGATTGTTGTTATGCGGTACATGTCCCAAATGCATTATCGGTACAGTTTTCCTCGTAATAGCGCGCGTATCAGAGTATACGAATATGCTGTTATTCATACTTTATGAAATGTTTTTTTATTTATATAGTATGCCGCTTGCTTTATTTTGTCTTTATGATATTTAAATTATTCAAGTAGTTCATATACATATCTTGCTGTTCTGATGAATTATCCTTTTTCGCCTTCTGTTCTTCATACCTTTTGATGATACCCTTGGCATTATTGTACTCTTGTTCGCTGACTTGTCTATCAACAGTTATGATGTTCTTGAATATATGAAAGTTCCTCTTTTCATGCAAGATTCCGTCTATGAGAATAGTATATAGAATAGTCAAAAGAAATGACACGATTAGATCACGTGTTGCTACAAAAAACATAGCATACAAGATGACTTTCTTAAATAGTTCATTTGCCAGAATCTTTTCGTTTAATTTCCCTATATCTGCAATCACATACCTTGACCCCATGTTCAGTAATATCATAGATATACCCCAAAGAATTTTGTTATTATTTAACATAGCAAGGTACTCGAGTATCATTTAGTATTTTTACATATATTTTTCTCCACCAACATGATCATATCTGCATGTAAAAGAAGAACCGCTATCATAAGAATTACACTAATCACTGGATTATAGTAAGACACATGATATATACCAAGATAAACTGCAATTTTAACAATGGGCTCGTTAAAATACACAACAAGTTTCTTTGGATATGGTGTAACCAAGTCAAGACCAAAAATAATTATCAGAAGAAACATTAGAAAAAGTATGGATATGTTTATGATCACCTTGTTTGGATACTTCTCCATTATTGTAAATAATACATTTTTATTTTCTTCTAATTAATTAAATGACTGTTTTCAATACTTCATATAGTACTATAGACGAAGCATGGGGTGACAGTTATCTATCTCCATCACTTCAGAAGAAACAAAAGAAGAAAAAACCCCCTCCTCAATCAGACCCTATCTGTGACCTTTATGAAATGGGTAATAATTCTTATAACGATACCGATATTGTCTCATACGCTAACAAGTTTTATGAGAAGTATGAAAAAGGGAAATACCAAAAGCCAAGAATGCTAGAAAGAGAAAAACAGCCACGTATTGTTGACTTTGGTGATGCCCCAGTAGCCCCTCATAATAAGGATGTGGTAGCTCAAATGAAACAAATGATTGATGAAGAGGAGGAGGAAGAAGATATCACTACATACTATGATACATACTCAAAGTCTGAAAAGCAAACTCCACCGCAACCACCAAAGGTTCGTGCTACCATCAACCAGCATCCTGACAATGATAACTACCATGAAAATTACCAGGATGATGAAGAGGAAGATGGCCGCAAGCGTTATACTGAAAAATTCGCCAACAAGACTTCAAGGGATAAAGTTCTTTATGATACCCATGAATATTACCTTGGCGAGGAGGATCCCGACTTTTATAAAAAGAATATGAATTTCAACTATTTTGACATAATATTATATATCATCAGTGGTATTATACTTATATTTATGATGGAGCAATTTGTCAAAGTAGGTATGTTGCTACACTAATCAAGATCAACAGATAGTTTGCCCGATGGTTTATATTTAAAGTCCAATGCATGTGGGTTATGCCTCATATTTTGGGTTTTATTCTTGGTCTGATTCTTTGATTGTCTTTTACTCTCTTCTATTTCCTGCAGATCCCAAGAGACATAGATGAATCGCGGAAAGTGGTAAACAGCTATAAACCCATTTCGTTTTAGGGAATCCATTACAAACATGATACATTCATTTGTATCAAACAGGGGGAGACCAAATATATACTCTGGTACCTCAAAGAAGAATTTTGAGATCTTCTTATCAGAGTGCAAAAGGATTTTCTTATGACAAATATCAAGCACCTTTTCAAAACATTCAGTGGTCTTGATGCTTTTTTCATTCATTTTTCTATGAAGGTCAAGGATGTTCAATCGTTTCATATTCTTTAAAATCATATCACAAAAATAATAAGTATGACTTTTACGAGTATTGTCATTGCTGGTGGTGCATTCAAGGTCCTCGCTACCATAGGCTGTATAAAATACCTAGAAGAGCGGAACATGATTGCAAGTATCAAAAACTATGTAGGTACATCTGCAGGGGCGATGATGTGTTTCTTTCTGGTATTAGGTTACAAGTCACAAGATATTACAGATTTCATTACAGAAAACATTCATGATGATAATATATGTACATTTGATATAGAAGGTATATTTAATTTCTTTTCAACGTATGGCGTTTGTGACGGTAAAAATCTAACAACATTCTTTGAGAGAATACTGTACAAAAAGCATAAATTGAAGGACATAACATTCATGGAGGTAGCAAAACGGCTGGGTAAAAACCTTGTTGTAGCTGTTTCCAATCTTACAAAAGAGCAAACTGAGTACTTTTCAGTCGATACCGTCCCTGATATGAGCGTTATATTTGCCCTTAGAATCTCATGTTCTATCCCCTTTGTATTTACACCTGTTTCTTATAAGGATCAGTTATATGTGGATGGTGGATTATATCAAAACTTTCCAATCAAGTACTTCTCTGGGCCATCCCTGAAAGATATTATAGGTATAAACATATTAGCAAAAGATTACCAAAACACATCTGATTTCATGGGGTTTTCCCTTTTTATTCTTCAATCCATCCTTTCAAAATTAGGTAATGACCAAGAGAGTTGTAAGGATAGAAATATAATCAATATATCCATAGAAGATAAGAGTTGGTTTTCTTTTGAAACAATGAAAGTATCTGTGACAAATGAGCAGATATTCAATTATATAGATTATGGATACAAGCTGATCAAAGAATCCATACCGCCACATACCTAATATTCATTCCTTTGTAGGTGCTTACCTTCGAGAGCCGCTTCAACAAACTTGGCCATATCTTCCTGGCTATTCCTATCACCATAGAACCTAAAAACCTTTTCATTTTTATCAACGGCGATGATTGTGGGGAAGCTAGTGATATTATAGGTATCACCAAGAGCTTTGTTATGATCATAGTCATACTTCTCAAAGACCACAGCAACCTTTCCATCAGATTTTGCAAGGGCCTTGGAGATCTGCTCATATTTACCGCTTTCTAGGTAGCGTTCACAATGAGGGCACCAAGTCGCATAGAACAACATGACCTTCAGTTGGTCTTTCTTGGTATCATTCTCAAACTTTTCTTTCTTTGCATTGGCAGTCAAAATATAGTACATGCTAAAAGCGGCAAGCAGCACGGCGATTGATAAAACTATAATCAACCATATAGGCATCTTTATATATATAATATGAGATAAAAATTATATCTTCACAATCACAGTCATTTTCGTGATATTCAACATGCTGTATAACTTTTTAACATACTCCATACACTCGTCTGATAGACATATAACAAGAGAAACTGTCTTCCAATCTATACTAGTATCTATTTTATCATGATCACTATCACTCACCTTCAGGGTATAGATTCTACGAGTTTCTGGGTCTTCGGTAAAGGTATAATCACGTAACAACATTGCCTTCTTAAGTGCTATAAACTCATTATCATCGTCGTAAACTATCAAGCTCCTGTATATGCTCATAGACGAATACAGTTCTTCTATTTGTGACAATCTTGCTTCTTGTAAGGATGCCATTCATGAGCAACATATAATATCAACGTATAAATTACTTAAATATTTTAATATTGTATATTTATATGAGCATAATCATAACCAAAGATGAATTTATGTCAAGAAAGAATAGCTATATCCGTCAAGAGAATATCTTATCAAAGTATGAGAAGCTGGTTGCTGGGTATGAGTGCTTTACCAAGGTGACATATTTTTACAAGAGCAAAGGGTTTGATAAAGGGGGTAGAAAGCAGTATACTATAAATGAAAAGAAACATTCAAATACCAAAAAGTCCTTTACATCTTTGTGGAACTTGCTTAATGAGAGCAACTATACCAAAATATGTCATAGACTCAAGTTTATGATTTCAGATGAGAATGTTCATATTGTCATGAAGGAGCTAGTAACAATGGCAATAATGCATTCTATATACCGGAAATACTTCATTTTGATATTGAAAGATGTAATAAAGACATACAATACACATCAACTACTCCATGATATAATAATTGCTTTTGACGATAAATACCTCATATTGCCATCTATCACACTAGATGCAAAGGAAAACTATGATATGTTTTGTGAGACCATGAAACACAAGCAGAAGGTACTAAATACCTACATGTTTCTTTTGGATGTGATAGACAATATTGGTGTATCTATAGTGGAGTTGATAGAAAGAACATCAAATATATTTGCTGAACATATCAAAAATGAGTATTATTTTGATTTGCTTGTCAATATAATGATCATTATTGCTGAAAGGTATCCAAAGGAGGTATCTGCAAAGGTCAACTCACTCCGGGATGTCTTTGCAGCAACATGCAGTGATTCAAAGAAGAGCAAATTCCTTGTTGAGAAGATCATCATGATAACTCAAACTGTTCAATAAATGTATATACTTCACCCATTTTCAACTCCCTATCTAAATCTAGCAAAGCTCTCACCATCTTAATTGAAAGATTAAAGGATGAACCGTTCTCATTCAGCTGTTGGTATATTGTATATGCATTTTTAACAAATAAATCATACTCTTTTCTGTTGCCTGAGGGATACATCATTGCAACAAAAAGTATTCTGTCAAGGAAGTACTTATTTTTATCTATATTTTGTATTAATTGAGTGTTATGAGAAAACTTTTCATAACTCTTATTAAGTTCTTTCTTCATCTTTTCATAATTCTTATCAAGCTCTTTCTTTATTCTAACAGCTCTTTCGTTCAGGTATGTTTTTGATGATTTTATAATGTTCATTTGTTTTATCTATTATATTAAGCATATAATATCTACATACTATATCTACATACTATATTAGTATGTTGCATAGTTGATACGTTGTTCAAATCCTTCAATGACATCATGGGATGCCTTTGGACCCTTGTGCCTAGGTTCATCTATGAACTTTTCTATCACTGGAGATTTAGGTGTAAAGTCTTGGTTTTTTTGCAGTTCCTTTTGTACTTCATGGACTTTAGTCACTATTTCATCAAGATGGTTTTTGACAATCTCGTAGTTAATAGTCTTTTGCAATTTCTCCATAGCCTTATCTGTAGTCTTTGGATCTGCATTCTCATACATATCTACATTATCAATTGGAGTGATGCTGTTGATTTCAGCCATCTTGGTCTTGATAATATCCATAACAACCCTTCGGACATCTTTCCCCTGCTCTTCTTTTTCTTTGATTTCGTTAAATGTCTCTTTACGAAGCAGCAAATCATATACCATAGACTTTTTGTCTTTGGCATCTTTGTAGTACCTATCGAATGCATCTTCGACCGTATCTAGAATGTTCAGTTTGATATCTTTTTCTTTTTTTACTTCTTTGGAAACTGTCATATTGGGTTTTCCAGTATCTTTGGCCCTTTCATCTTGTTCCATATTTGGCTTTTCTTCATCATTTTCAAAGTGTTCCCTCCGGTTGGCAAAGGTTTCCCTCTTCTTCTCGGTATTTACATAGCTCACTGTAGACTGTATGATAAAGATCAAGACAATAATTCCGAATACAGCCAATATAATTTTGAACTTTGTGCTTAATTTGAACATGTTCTGGTTTTAAGATATTAAGAGAAAATATTTGGCAGAGTAATGGCAATCCAGAGTTTTGCGCTGTAAGAACACAAAGGATATATATGAGAATCATGAACATAATAAGAAACTGTGAATCAGTGATATCAAACCCACTGAGTATCATATGAATGACAATCATGTAGATACAAAATATAATCAACATGGTCTGAACAATAATTTATAATGTATATAGTAAGTTAATTGTCAAAAATGAACACTTGCGATTCTCAGAAATGTCAGCGGTGTGATCTAGGATACATTCTGGTAAAGTATGTTATACCTATGATCCAGTGTCTCACGGTTGATATTAAGGAGTTCAATATGCAATTACTTACAACAAAATGCCTTAACACTGCAGTGATGTTGATGTTTTTCCTCCTGGGAAAGAAGGGTATAGATCGGGCCTTGTATTGCGATGCACAAAAGGTGGTCGAACGTTCACTTCAGGAAAATATCAATAATGCAAATACCATGAAAAAACTGAGCAAACTCATTCTTACCAAGAATGTGAAAAACAGGTACATATATTATATACTCATCAATGATGCGACGCTATCGTTTCATGGTACTGAACCTCAAGATACAATATACTTCCCTGGGCATGTCTTTGTTTTGGAAAAGTATCTACATGGCAATGGTGTAGAATACAACTTGTATCAATCTTATATAAATGAGTATGATTTGAAGGGCTATTACACAAATCGCAATGGCAACTTTGCAATGTCGTATGACGAAGTCAAATCTTTACTTGATAAACTTACTTACATAATGACCAATGATACATGGGATGATTTATGTATCAAGTATTGGAAGATGTTCACACATGTAGATACTTCTAAATTCAAGAATGCTGTTCAGAAGAACAAGTTGTTCATTTGTTTTACACATGATAAGGTGAATCACTGTTTACGTAATATTGAAAACTATGCCCATGAAAAACTGAAACACTTGCAACAAAAAGACAGAAGCGAGGATACAAAGATATACGGTGATCACAGTTTTTATAGTCATCACGCCCAAGTAACTCCTTTGACAAATATGGAAATGCGCGCCAATTTGTATGATATAATTCAAGATATAAAAAATAATAAAATATAACTACATAGAAAATATGCCCAGTAATGATCAGGAGTATCACCAACCGCCTCTAGTTATCCTTTTAGATATAGATGGAACTTTGATTGGTGATATCACACCTCAAATCATGATATATGAGTTAGTTGGCAAGCTCAGACAGTTTATCAAGTTTCCATATAATCTCAAAGACTTACAATCCAAATTAAATGATGGAATTATAAGACCATACTTTAAATCATTTTTCAAGGAGTTATCAGATCATGGAGTTGAAATCTTTATATATACAGCATCTGAAAAGAAATGGGCAGAATTCATAGTGAAGCAAATAGAGACCAGTGTAGGTGTAAAGTTTAACAGGCCCCTGTTTACAAGGAATAACTGTCAATATACAGGAGGAGAGTATATGAAGAAGATAGGTTTCGTAAAGCCTATGGTGTTGAAATCGCTAAATAAAAAGTATAATACCAGGTTTTCATCCGATTTTCGTAATAGGATTATTGCTATAGATAACAGGAGGGTTTACTTCCCAGAGGATGAAAAGTACTTGGTTTTATGCAATACCTATAAGTATAAAATACCTGAGAATATCCCTTGCATCCTTCGTAAACCCGTCTTTGATAGATATCATAATATTATAAACCATATGTTATCCCATTACTTTAACAATTACAAGAATACCTCGAACTATATGAAGTTTGAAAAACAGTTTTATTATCAATACATAGACGCCCTTACATTTTCTATAAAAACCAAAGATGACTCCTTATCTGATGCCCTCTTCAAGGCGATCAAAACATTCATTCTATCCAAAAATATAAATACATTTTCACCTGAAACTGTATATCATATAAACAATAAGATAAAACATACATATAACAATGGCTCAAAAACCGACTCACGTACTTTCTTTTGATATAGGTATAAAGAATTTGGCTTATTGTCTTATGAATATAGAGACACATGATATTATAAAGTGGGAGGTTGTAGATATATCAAATGGTGGTGTAGATACTGGCTTTGATAGTTTAGCTAATAATATAGTCATGTTTTTAGATGAACTATTATTAACTTTGCATGACGATATACAAACACTTGATGTTCTCATAGAAAATCAACCGGTATTAAAGGCTCCAAAAATGAAAAGTATTCAGATTATAATATACACTTACTTTAAGGTTATAGATATTCATAGTTTTAAGAATACTAAACCGATACTTGTATCCGCTGGAAAGAAGAACAGCTATATGAAAAACAGTGGTTATGCTTTGAAGGCAAAGGATTACAAGTCGAATAAAGAAACCTCGATCAAACTCGTGACTGACTATCTACATAAACATAATAAAAATGTCGACATAGAGAAGTTGAATTCTTATAAAAAGAAAGATGATATAGCGGATTCCCTGATACAAATACTTGCGTATTACCAACTTTGATTATGTATTTTGTTTATGTATTTTGTATTTGCGTTATAATCATATAAAGTTTGTGTAAATCATATATAATTATGCAAGAAGAACTTTTTGACAAGGATCTCGGCCTGGATTTATTAATGAATCCAAAGAAGAAGGCCTTTGATAATATATCGGTGATCAGTTCAAGAAGTGCACGAAGTGCACGAAGTGCCCGCAGTTCTGCAAGGCCAAGGAGGGATAGTGATATAATGAGTGTCAAGAGTGTAGATGTAAAACCTGAAGTAGTAGTTGTTGATCAATACAATCAGTCCGTGCTGGGGGATGACTTTGATGGTACAGAGTCACTGAAGAGCTCCAAGTCGTCAGCACATAGTTCCTATTCTGGGTCTATTGTTTCTGATGATATAACAGAAACTGATACGGAGAGCACAGTATCACGAAGATCACGGCGTTCCCATAAATCTCATAGCTCCCAACAATCGCATATTATCAAAACAAAGACAAGGCATGTTTCTGAGGAAGAAATCCTCAATGCCAAGCGCGAGTACCTGTATCAATTTGACAGGCTAGAAAAGAAGGGCTTTAAACTTCCCAGAAAATTCACGTTGGCATCTAGCTTGGAGGATATGAAGCAGGAGTTTGAGAGGTTGAGGAGGGATAAAGATATTGATGGTAGCATCAAATTTCAAAGAAAAACAATGATTACTATAGTATCAGGTATAGAATTGGTGAATAACTTTTTTGATCCTATAGGCGCAAAGTTGGATGGCTGGTCAGAGAACATTCATGAGAATATTGATGATTACGATGATGTGTTCGAGGAACTGCATGAGAAGTACAAGGGGAAAGCCAAGATTGCACCAGAGCTCAAATTGCTGTTTATGTTGGGCGGCAGTGCTTTCATGTTCCATATGACCAATTGTATGTTCAAATCATCGTCAACTCCTGGACTTGATGAAGTACTTAAGCAAAACCCTGAATTGGCCAAGCAGTTTGCTGCGGCTACCGCAAACACAATGGCACAGAACAAGTCCAACCCTATGATGAGTGGTTTGGGGGGTATGTTCTCCTCAATGTTTGGTGGAGGTGGAACTGCTGGACCAGGAGGTATCATGGCAGGTATATCATCATTGTTTGGTGGAGGAAATCCAGGCAACCAACAAAGTCCGCAACAGCCTTATACACAGCCTCGGTCTACCATGAAAGGTCCTTCTAATGTGGATGATTTGCTAAGAGAGGTGGAAGGTATGACTAATAGTAATGATAACGACAATGACAGAATAGAGGTATTTTCTACTGTAACAGAGTCGGAGATGACTGATTTTGCAGATGATGCCAGTATAAATAATCTGCTCATGAATAAGAAGAAGGGTGGTAGACGCAAGATGACCCTTGATATCTAGTGTAGGTACGTTCAATGATACAGTAAATTTTTATGGAGACAATATACAAGACTGTAATGCAGAACGTGTATATGGATGGCCTAGATTCTTTTTATTCTTCAATACTCGACGCTAATGATGGTATTGTTCAAGATATAGAGTCGCTTATAGATGTTTATACGAATACTCAATTTAATGCAGAAGATATAGAGAAGCTTCTAGAAACCCATAAGGCCATTCGTGAGAATGGGGATGATATAGCAGGAGAGATTGAACCTGAACCTGATGAACCAGATGAGAATGAAGATCTTTATAAAAGTATAAAAGAATCTTGTGGTAAGGCATTAGAGAAGTTGAAAGATGAGATATCACGTTTCAATAGCAAGAAAGATACATTGCAGGAAAAGATAGCATTCAATGATTGTCTTATTTTTACCCAAAGAGAAAATACCACCAGATTGAAAAACATAATGATGTCTAATCTGGTACAGCAGAATGAGTCACAAATCAAGGCATGCGAAGATGTAATAGCAATGACTGATGCATACTTCAAAGATATCCAAACTACTCTGACGGAAGATATTAACACTGTTCGTAAGGATGTCAGTGATTCCAAGAAGACCATTCGCAATCTACTTTCTGCCTTGTCCCTACCAAAGTCTTTAGCGGTAGCAACATTGCAATGTCCAATATGTATGACAGAAAAGGTTAAAATATTCTGTGATCCTTGTGGACATACCTATTGCAGTAAATGTTTAAAATCAACGCATTGTTATATTTGCAGAACAAAGGTTAAAAAAATGAATAGTTTGTTTTTCAACTGAGCTCATACTAAATAGGTACTAGGCCCACTAGTTGTGACAGATCCCCTTTTGTTTCAACAGCTATCTGGTTCACTGCGGAGTTGACAATTGGCATAATACCATTGACAACATAGTTCTTATAATCAGTCTTTATCTTGTCATCTAGATGCTCGAATTCCGCTAAATCGACTAGCGTCTTTTTCTCAGCTACACGGTATGCTAATGTACGAACGTCTTTTCTGGTATAGTATAGGTATATACTGTCAACAATAATAACAATAAGTATGATTATGATCAACACCGAGTTTATGTATGACAAGATCATTTATATTATAATGTTATTATTTTTCTTCATATCCTTTTGTATACATATGAAAGAATATAAGAAACATAATAAAGGCAAGAGCGATCAAGAGGGCCAACTCAAGCTTCGATATCCCATTTATATTGGTGGTCATATTTAGTATATGCTAAGAAACTTATGCTGCCTTGTTATGAGCTACAAATAGTACATACCTCATCCGTGCAGACCACATTCTTTTTTTCTGGTGGGGTCGCCAGGTTTGCCAGCTTGCTCATATTAGGATCAATGGTGAATTTCTGCGCCTTTCCTCTTGGCTTCGACCTCAAGTAATACATCCCTGTCTTGAGGCCCTTGCCCCATGCATAAAAGTGCATACTCGACAGTTTCTTAAAGTCAGGGTCTTCCATGAACAAGTTCATACTTTGTGATTGGCAGATATAAGCAGCGCGATCTGCAGCCATGTCAATAATTGTCTTTTGCTTGATCTCCCATACAGTCTTGTAAAGATTGCGGAGTTCCTCTGGGATTTCCATAATATCTTGGATACTGCCTTCTGCCAATATAATCTTATCTTTAAGTTCATTACTCCAAATACCAAGCTTGATGAGGTCTTTGATGAGGTATTTATTCACAATGATGAACTCACCAGCCAGTGTTTTCCTCTTGTACAGATTGGATGTGAATGGCTCAAAGCATTCATTGAAACCCAGGATTTGGCTCGTACTGGCTGTGGGCATTGGAGCCAGGAGCAAGCTATTCCTCAATCCATATTTTTTGATATCTTGCTTCAGGGTATCCCAGTCGTAGCGCGTAGATGGTTCTACATTCCACATATCGAACTGAAGAATACCTTCTGATGCAGGGGAGCCTTCAAAGGTACTGTAAGCCCCTGGGTACTTGCTTGTCACCAGTGGATCAAACTCGTTGTATTTGAGATATGCCAGGTAACTCTGTGCATCCGTCTTATCCCCATACAACTCCAGGGCATATTCATGCCTCTTTTTAGAAATTTCCATGGATGCTTCTAAAGCCCCATGATAGATGGTCTCGAAGATATACTTATTAACCTGTGCAGCCTCTGGGCTGTCAAATGGGAGCTTCATCATAACAAACAAATCAGCCAACCCTTGCACACCAATCCCAATAGGGCGATGGCGCAAGTTAGATCTTCTGGCCTTGTCAACAGGATAAAAGGTGATATCAATGACTTTATTTAAATTCTTCGTCACGATCTTGGCAATCTCGTGTAGCTTTTCGTAGCAGAACTCCCACTTGAGACTATCAAAGAAAGTAGGTAGGGCGATAGAGTTCAAATTGCATACACTCGTTTCATTGGTATCTGTATATTCAATAATCTCTGTACACAGATTGCTACTCTTGATCACTCCCAGATTCTTCTGGTTGCTCTTCATATTACAGGCATCTTTATATAGCATATAAGGCTGTCCGCTCTCAATCTGGGACTCCAAGATCTTGAACCATACCTTTTGGGCTGGTACTTGCTTTACGAATTTGCCCTCCTTTTCATAAGCCTCATACAACTCTTCAAACTCCTGGCCGTATGTATCACTTAGCCTGGGGCAACTATCAGGGCACATCAGACTCCATACCCCATTCTCTTTGACCCTCTTCATGAAAAGATCAGGGATCCATAGCGCCAGGAACAAGTCCCTAGTCCTCTCCTCCTCTGTACCATGTGGCTTCCGCAGATCAAGGAAATTCTCAATATCCGCATGCCAAGGCTCCAGGTATACTGCAATTGAGCCATTGCGCTTCCCAGAGTTATGAACAATACCATGAGATGTTAAATAATTATGATTATCCATCATATTGAAATCATATACATCACCAGTATAGGTAAATGTTTCCACTTTTGTCACAAATGCTTTGTAACCCCCGCATACACAATCCCGCAAGAAGTCCCGCTTTACCTCTGCATTCAATTCATAGGCTACCTCTGGAGGATAATAAAGCATATCATCAACCTTGATATCTTGAGCTGCCTTGAATATAACAGTATCTCCATACATGACACCTATTTGGTGAACCTTTGTACATTTCAGTGGCTGATTAAGGGCACTTGTATATATCTTCAACATCTCCTCCTCTCTCACACCCTTTGTAGATACATAGTTTACTTTTTTAAAAGAACCATCCACTGTCATGAGAAAATCATCCACCCAAACGTCTTTCATCATCTTCATACCATCACTGCTGTATACCAAAGTATCAGGGGTGAAGCATTGGTTCACATAGCGGGCTGTGTTGTTGAATACACGGAGCATAGGAATGACGCCTGTTGAGTTACCATTCGTCCCCCGGATCCTGCTCCCCTTCGCCCTGATGGTATGGATATGCATACCAATACCCCCAGCATACTTTGAAATATTAGCGCATTCTTTCAAGGTATCATAAATCCCGTTAATGGAGTCCTCAGATGCCAGTAGGAAACAACTGCTCAACTGCGGACGGGTCGTACCTGCATTAAAGAGTGTGGGGGTAGCGTGAATGAAGTACTTCTTTGACATTAGATCGTAGGTCTGCAAGGCATCTTTGATATCATACCCATGGATACCGAGAGATACACGCATCAACATATGCTGTGGTCTTTCCACAATCTTGCCATTGACCTTCAACAAATACGACCGCTCCAGTGTCTTGAATCCAAAGTAATCAAAGCTGTAGTCACGGTAATAGTCAATATAGCTGTTGAGCTTCTCTTTATTTTTATTCACTATGTCATATACTTCTTGACTCACCAGAGGACAATGTCTGCCTTCATTGTCAGTATTGCTATATAGCATATTCACAGTCTCGGAAAAGGACGGAGATGTGTTTTTATGATGATTTGAGATGATAATCCGACTCGCCATCTCCCCATAATCTGGATTGCTGACAATGAGGGAGCTACAAATCTGCGCTGCCAGTTCATCCAACTCTGATGTAGCTACATTGTCATAGATCCTTGAGCAGACCTTTTGACCAATATCATAGATATCAATATCCAAACCATCACATAGATTCTTCAACCTGTTGAGGACCTTGTCAAAAGAGACATCTTCACAATCGCCAGATCTCTTGATCACTTTCATGATATAAAGCTGATATATTATAGACGTAATACCGTTTTAAATAGTTTTGTAGCATATAAGGAAAATGCATCAAAGCATCACCGCATTTTATTTCTTACAATTAAATAAATGACAGCTGTTTGCATAGCCGTAGTGGTAATATTGATCATAATAATGTTTCTTCTTGCTGTTTCGCTTAAAGACTGGGATCAATATTTCGGGAAAAAGGAAAAATATGGACAAGGTGTCATATTGCATGAACATACCAATTACAGTGGACGTTCCGCTATTTGTGATGTAGGTAATTATGATATTAACAGCGTGATTGCATTGATCGGCAACGATGCAATTAGTTCAATAACTATTCCTAGTGGATATGGTATAACAGTATATGAACATATTTTCGGTGGTGCATCTGCTACATTTACAAAGTCTATACCCAACTTACTGCATATAACCATGATAGCTGATAACTACAGCTCTATCAGCTGGAATGATCAAATATCAAGCTTTACCGTTTTCCGTGTAGATTCATCTGGGAGGCAATCACAATCAATATTACCACTGACAGAATTTAATAATCATAACAGGGCATGTGCTCGTGATCTGGTCTTCACTAAAACAGTAGACAAAGCTTATAATGCTGCTCAAAGAGCAATGGCAAGTAAAGAGGAAGCATTGGGTACTTGTCAAGTCAATATATCTACGAATACTCCTTCACCAGAATTGGCATTAATTGAAGAGAATACCTTCTCTTATATCTTGAAATCAGTATGTGTGACATTGAACTACAAGTCATTAAATATTGAAAACAATAAAATAACAATAACCTTCAGAAATGATGGAGATAAAACCGATGATACGGTGAGGTTGATGTATCTACTATTCCTAAACCCAGTGTTTGTAGAGTTTAATGGCTCTGATGCTTACGTCCCTGATTATACAGCAACAAAGACCGATCCAGATAATGCTCATGGATTTTATTACACAAACTTCAAAGGTGGCCGTATCCTTAACAACTCATCTGCAACGGAGCTAACCATGGTATTCAAGCGTCTTGTACCATCTGGTCATTCAAGTACTACAGCATTCCGTTATCAAGGTATTAAACCCTTACAAAATACCCTGAACCCTAGTAAAACAATAAATGCAACTGTATACTACCTAGATACCGAGTGCAATTTAGCAGCTGGTGTATCTATGAAGATACCTTATGAAACAGCTCAGCCTGTTAATTCAGTCAAACTATTCAATAACAGGTATAGTGTAGAAATACCTGTCAGCAATAATGATTATTATTTTCATAACAAGATGCATACATTACTGCAGCAGAAGAAATTCCCTGTCATTACTTTCGAGTTTGACATAAATGTACCAAAGTCAAAGTATAATGAAATGGCAGGGAAACATATTGAAATATTTAATGTCTATTTGCACAATATACATAGATATGGGTATTGTTGGGGTGGTTATAAACCTCTAGACGATAATAAAAACTACAATATGTTAGCAACAATATTAGATGCACAAAGCGATCAAACATACATATTAGCTTTTATTACATCTGGACATGGTGACGGTGCTACTTGTTGGCATGATATGAAGACACACTTGAATGTAGAATTACCATTCGTTGATCAAAATGAGCGTATATCTATCACACTTACAATCACACCAACTGAGAAGATTGTTCTCTGCAAATGGACACAAGAAAGCCAGCAATACTTTATCTTCAAACGAACAGCTACATGCAATGATAATAACAATTTTGCAAAGATATTCAGAGAGAAGGATGGCCCATCACATATAGATGATATATATATCAAGTTTCCCACTGAGTATGTAAAGAACACTGGTACCGTCTATCTTGGTCATACAAATTACCTGCATCATTATAGAAATACCAAGCCTAATGTTTGTATATTGACACCAGATGTTTCAAGATTACCTGATGATATTGATAACGTTTATGGTTGGTCTGGGGCAAATGATGATATTGCCGGTCAAAATCAAACACCCGAAAGCTGTCGTCAAGCCGCTCTGAATAGTGGAGGACGGTATGCAGCATGGGGGTTCCGTAATGAAAATCATCCAACCCCTTGGTATAAAAATACTTGCTTTTTGTATAAAAAACCATTTAAACCATTCCGTGGTAATCCAAATGATGCTGCACACAAAACAGGTTGTTTAAGACCAGGAGAGAGAGTAGAGTGGGGATGCAAGAAATACCCACCCTTACCAGACAATATTGATAAAGTATATGGCTGGTCAGGTGCTCATGTATATGTAGATGGAAATGACCACAGCGAAGAATCTTGCAGACAACTGGCTTTGGCTGGCAATGGTAAGTATGCTGCATGGGGTTATCGTACGGATGAACATTGGATGCCACAATGGAGAAATACGTGTTACCTATACACTGCACCATTCCAACCTTTTGCTGGACACAGTTGGGATCTTGCCCATACTACAGGGTGTTTACATCCAGGTCAAAGAGTGGAATGGGGCTGCAAATCAACTCCACCATTCAAGCCTAACAATGCAACAATCAGAAGCAAACGTCGCGACAACTTTTGCCTGGATGTTGCTGGATGGGGTAAAAATAATTTCGACAGATTGTTCATGTGGGACTGTCATGGTGGTGACAATCAACGATTCACTTATGATGATAAGCAACAGATTACTATAAAAGATACTGGTAAATGTTTGGATGTCCTTGGATGGGGAACCGCAAATGGCACACAAGTCATTCAATATGATTGTCATGGTGGAACAAACCAAACATGGGAATACGATAATCAGTTTAGATTACATCCCAGGTTTGCACCTTCCAAATGTTTGACTGTTGCAAATAACTCTGATCGGAATGAAACCAATGTAGTTATAGAAGATTGCCATAGTGGTGAAAACCAAAAGTGGTACATCCAGAACTAAAGATTCATCAATCTAAATCAACAAGCATATAACTCTTAGTCTCAGTCTTACTTGAACTCTTTTTTTCTTTCATCTCTTGTTTTTCATGCTCAACCTCAGTAATAAGGTAGCATGTTTCAGTTTCAAGCCGTATCTTTTTCTGCACCTCTATCGCAAATTTATCCAGATTTTGCCTGTAATAGACAATCTTATCCCATACCTTCTTTAGTTCAGCAATATTTTTGTCAATAAAAGCCTGATCTTTAGTGATCCTCTTGATCATGTACTTGTCAAGTATCCAGTAATAGTAATTACCATCATCCTCTATCACTTTCTCGCAAAGTTCTTTTTGGAATATAGGATATTCCTTCTTGCCATTACCATCATCATAAAGCACTCCTGTAAATTTACCAGCTTCATAAGCCTCTAGATACTTCCTGTAGTCCTTGTATTTTGAGAATTCGCATTCAATATAGTCACATAGCTCCAATCCACATACATCTAATTGCCCTTGAATCTGATAGTAATACTGCATGGGTACCTCCCCATTGATCTTCCGCTTGAAGGGGCATTTGATCTCCAACATTATTCCATCTTCACTAATACCATCAGGTGATGCACCAAAGAAATCATGAACGGGATGCCTAATTAGACCGAATTCATACATCTCCACATTGTATAGAGTTGCATATACCTGAGATGCAACTGGCTCAAACAGGTTCCCCCATTCAAAAAAAGGATTCTTTATCATTCCCTTATCTTCCTGCGGCAATACCTTTTTCTCAATCAGTTGGTTCTGTGTTCCAAATTTACCTTCACCCAAGGCTTGGGCAAAGTCACTTGCAGTTATGAGATTATAACGTGCATCATACCATTCTTTAGTCTTTTGTTCCAGCTTGGGAATCTTTAGAAGCCTTTCGAGCTGCTGTTTGTACATACTTGTTTTATGCATGTCTGTGCTACGCATGTCTGCACATATATATACATATACACCTGTAATGCTTAAATGGTTCCCTCCATTTAAGTGCATGATGAATATGTATATATAAAATGGATATCCAAGCAAACATGGATGTCATATTCAGTAATATACATAACACAAGCAAGCCCATTGCAACCAAGCCTGTAAAAAGTAAGCCCAATAAAATAGAAGGTATTGCTACACAAGAGGCAAAACAACTGGAGTTTAACCTCAACAATCACCTTAAGTCCAAGTACAAAGCACAAGAACGAGTATCCTTCATAAGCCCACAAACCAAAGTAGATACATATACTAGTATTGAAACTCTTATAACACAAGATATTGAAAAAAGGAAGGGAAATACAAATTGGAATACAATGAACATCTGTGATAAGTGGGCAAAGGTAAAAGAGTACTATCACCAAAATAATACAAAATTCAATGAATCCTCAACAAAAAAACTGCTCCTGTCCGGCAAGCTAAATGTAATTTATGATAAAGATAAGAAACAAATATCAGAAATATCTCTTCTCTAAGCAAACACCCTACCAAATCTAGCGATCCTCTTGAACAAATACCCGCCAGCCGTGGTATCCCAGAACTTTTTGACCAACTCTAGCTCATCTGCTTCATTAATCCTGAATCCAAAACTCAAGTCTTTGATATCAGGAGCCTGTTGCGTGCCAATGTTTTTCTTTTTAGTGATCCTGAAAGACCCACCTTGCAGGTCCCAATAGCTCTCAGTTGTCAAATTTGATGTACCAAGGTCCAGTGTCCCATTTGTCCCATAATTCCATGTGAACAGTTTTCTATAGAGGTCATATTCATTGGAATTGGCGCTTCCAGGGAAGCCATCTATGATAATACCAGCACCATCATTAGTAGCAACGCCATCAGCAGGAAGACCCTCATTGTTGGAGTTGTTACCAACATTGGCAAGGATGATGTTCTTATCTTCAATCTTTAAATTATTTTGAATAACACTAGTGCTTGTAATATTGCTAGTGTTTATACTTCCAGTGATCACCAAATCACCTCGCAACTTCACTTCGGTACCAGAGATGGTAAAAATGGGGTCAAGCGGGTTATTTGGGGCTGCCTTAACATAAAAGTTGAGATTGGATTGCGCAGTATAACTGATATCACTATTTGTAGTTATATTAACACTGTTAGCAACTATATCAATAGTTTGTTGTGCTTCCAGGCGCATATCATTACAAGCAGTGGTACTGATATTATTCTGAACTACGGTTGTCATATCTGTTGCTGCATATACATACATCGAATTGGATGTGGTCATTGTCATGTTGCTAAGAGCATAAATATCCAATGTATCAGCAGGCATGTTCATACGTATGTATATGTTTGATTCATGTGCTGTAATATATGTGTTACTGCCAGAGTATATGGCTATATTACTCTGTGCATTGAGGAGAAAGTTATTACTTGCCGAAAGGTCAATATCAAGGGCGGTATATACATTGATGTTGCTAGATGATGAGTCATTCACCTTGATGAAGCTATTGGAATCATTTACAAAAAGCTTGAAGCTACCATTTTGGGCTGCTATATTGATACTATCACTGATATTGAGATTATAGTTGTTGCTACCAGTCACATTATAGTTGCCAGTTGTATATTGTGTTGTATCATTACTCATGGAATTCATCAAAAGATAGGAGTTGGAGTTATCTACATACAAGCTGTAAGTACCATTTTGGGCAGCGATATTTATGTTACTTGAGGCATTGACCGACCAATTATTACTTGCCGTATATGAAAAGTTGCTAGCACTATATCCAACAATATCTTGGTCGTCATAATTGAGCGCAATATACATATTGGAGCTATCCACCATCAGATTAATATTTCCATTGTGCCCTATTATATCTACATTACTTGTTACTTTGAGCTCGTAGCTATTGCTAGCCGAAATATAGAAATTATTCATTGTAAATTGTGTAGTATTATCAGTAGTATGATCCATCAATAAAGACATATTAGAGTTATGCGACCACAGCCCGATATCCCCTTCTTCGGCTGTAAATGATACATTGCACTTGCTAGTAGACAGGATGCTATTACTTGTAGATATATTGAAATCATTAGCTGTTCTAAGGGTGATAGAATTTGTAGCATTGGATCCCAATCCATCAAACAGCATGTACATATTGGAATCATTAGCCCATAGCTGCAGGTTTCCATTCTGCGCTGTAACACTAACATTGCTTGTTGCGTTCACTATATATGAATTGCTTGCTGTAAAGTCAACACTTTCCTTGGCATAAAAGGTCATGTAGTTACTTGTATCCATGGTCATATACGTATTGGAGTCATTGACAAAGACCTTGTAAGCACCATTTTGGGCGGCAATATTGACATCCCTGCTTGCATTCAGTATATAGTCATTGCTTGCTGTCAGTGCATAATCTTGAACTGCATAAGTTGTTATATTGCAAGACGAGAATATATCAATATTGCTATCTGCTGCCAACAGCCTTATGAAGGAATTGGAGTTATTGGCATAAAGCTGCAAGCTTCCATTGATAGCAGATAAATCTATATTACTACTGGTGTTGAGTAAAGTATTGTTTCCAATCACCATTGAAAGATCTTTGGAATCTGTAGTAACAAAGATATTGCTAGCAGCATGTATGTACATATCATTGCTGTATGAATCTAATACGACTTGGAGATCTCTATTATTGGTCATCATTTCAAGGGCGTAGTTACTTTTGGTATTGAGTGTTGTAAGGATATTGGAGTTTGTGGCAGCTCCATAATTTGAATTCGACACATCTAACGAATGGATATCGTTGATGGTGATGGCAATTTTTCCTGAAGAGGCTATTTCAAACGCAGTTAGATCTTTACCGTAAATTCTGGGTAACCAAATGGGACCATAGATACTCACACTATTGCTATCTGGATAAACGTTGACGTATGGAGAGTTAGGCAGGTATTTAATGAGGTCTGCACTATTTGTAATAGAGTCGTAGGTGACTTGGGCCATTTACTTACTATATTATATTATTTTTTTTAGGGTTTGAAGAATTGGTTGCACGCTAAAGCTTGGTTGCACGCTAAAGCTAAAGCTTGATTGCACGCTATAGCTTATATATACATCCAACAAATGCCTTTCTTATAAAACGCCCGCGATATTTAACGTACATACATCGGTATATTTTTGAATTCATATCAAAATCACAGTTGCATGTTATCTTGGCAACGGTATAATTTTTTATATCATCAGACCCTTGTTTCATACCTACACCAGGTACAAAGGATGTTGTTATCAAATCCCCGTTATGCAATGGACCATTGACATCACAAACCCATATCCCACCTTCTCCATGTGAGTTTACTATGACTTTGCTGTCAATGACCTTTTTCTCATGCACAAATTGCAAGTTACCAAGTTGGTATCCGCGTGTACCATTGATCTCTTCAAAACCTGATATTACACCAAAGACAGTCTTATCGTATGGGATCCGTGATATCTTGACAACTGGCAGCGCTTCATCTATTTGTATATCCTCCTCATTGTTCAATCCTTTATAAAACCCACATGACGATACAATCATCCCAATGTATTTATCAAGTCCCTTGAAGCAGCCAACATACGAACATCTATGCTTTCCTGTGAAATTAAGCAACTCACTCTTGAAGTCATCTGTAAAAGAAACAACAGTGTTATTCAAACTCTTAAAAATCAAGTCAGAAGAATATGTCGTTTTGGTATCAAGGAATACCTCCCAATGTTTGTTAATATTACTATTGTAAGAAAACGCCACACGATCCATGAAATAGACATTGGATGAGAATATGGCATCTTTTGCCTTTAAAGTATCCCCGAATTCTATGGGACCATCCAACACTATCGTATCACTTATTGTGATACCATAATTTGTATTCCGGAGATTGACATTACTCCCTATAGACAAATAACCATTTGAACTGTATATACCTGTCGTGTTTGAAGTAACGACAAAGGAACCCATATTATTAGATAGTGCTATACCATCAACCGTATTCATATGCAATGTACCTACATTTGATGATGCCAAGGATATATTGCTTCTGTTAATATTCAAATATCCAGATTGATTCTGAAACTGTATAACATAGTCATTCACCATCCCATTGTTACTTTGACCATAAATGTATGTACCATCGTCCTTCAATATCATACCATAGTTTGATCCAAATATACTTACATTACTGTTTGTTAAAGTCATACCAAAGGTATCTCCTTGAACATCAAAAGTTTTGCCACTATTAAAAGACGTATAATCACCATTGATGTATGTATATGTGTTATTTGATGACACCGAATTTATGAGAATATCATTAAAGTTGGTATAATTATGTTCAGAGTTACTGGTCTGTGTATTTTTTATTATACATACATTTGATCCATTGTTGTAGATATTATTACCAATTATTATAGAGTTCAATGAGAAGTCACGAATATCGTTTCCATATAATAGCGTATTCGAAGAAAATGTAGCATTGTTTCTACCAATAGAAATGTTATTGTAGCCCAGTGTTTCTTGATAAGATCCAATCCCAATGTTATTGCTGGATGTATTAAAAGAGATGGTATTCGTATTATTATAGCCAATATATACATTGTTGTTACCTCGAGAGTATTGCCCAGTGTTAGTACCTAGAAATATATTACGTGATCCAGATGTTAAAAACGCTCCTGTATTTACACCTATCAATATGTTGTTTGTCTCCGTTGCATTCAAGCCTGCATTTGCACCAAGGAAAGTATTGCTCGCTCCTGTTGTTATCCTCGTACCTGCCTTATAACCAATGAACGTATTGTACTTGCCAATATTATTGTAACCTGCTTCCTGACCAATAAG